TAAATTAGCTGCTGCTTTCTCTCTTTCGAGCTGGATCTGCGCTTGTGCTTTTGCTTTGGCAATCTCAATATCGTTCAATGCCTTGGCACGATCTACTTCGATCTGTGCCTGTGTCTGTGCCATCAGCGCATCTAACGCTGGATTTGGCATAGGTTGTTGTGGTTGTGGTTGTGAGAGTTGGGCATCAAGCTCTGGAGGAATCTCTTTGAAAAACTCGGCTGAGTCCTTGAATCCTGCTGCCTCGATAAATCTGCCCAAAGTATTGCGATACTGACCCACAGTTACTAACGGATTAGCAAAGCCTTGCGTTGTCAAGATTTGCTCTTGTTTCTGTAGAACCATCGCTGCCATCGCCATCTGTTGATCTTTGCTACCAGTTCCTAGACCAACATTGGTCATCAGGTCGTAGTTGTTTGTCCACTCTCTTGGGTCAATCGAGACATACTTGCCACGAATCCGCACGATCCTTGGCTTGTCTTGATACTTCAACAAGAGATGGAAAATGCCATTAAACAGGTCTTTTACCCCTGTCTCGGCAAAAATACGAGCGATCATCTCAATCTTACCTGCGCCTGCCTGTTGCATCATTGCAATCGCTGTGGCTGTGGTGTTTTGTAGAATGTTCGGGTCTAAACCTTGGCTTGTCTGCGTAACACCTGAACGCTTTTGTAGAACCTGATCCATGTAATCCAACATGGGGAACGACTGAGCTGCGGTAGGAGGAACTGTCAAAGGCTGAACCGCGCCCTGAGACTTCATCCGCACTACTCCGTTAGGAGCGACTGTTAAGAGGTCATCCATGTTTACCTGACCATCTAACGCTGTCATGCGCGGCATATTGGTCAAGTAAAGGTTATCTAGAATCTGGCGAGTAATCGTGGACTTGATTAACTGGATGTCCATTGATCGGTCTGCCAAGCTCTGTCCAAAGAACTTATGTGGCATTGGAATTGGGCAAACACTCGCAAATGGAATGTGGTCGAACTCCTCGTTATCTAGGATCTTGTCGCCAGCGTATGTAACCTTGCGGAGTTCTGCAACACCATCGCCATCAAAGTCTGTGCGGATATAGCACTCGAATACTTCTACATCTTGCATTGAGAAGTCTAGTGTCTGTGTCTCATCTGGCATCTCGCCCTGACTGAAACGAGCCACTCTCTCAGGTGTGTAGGTTAGGTCGTTGTAAGCAGGTAGCGTGTCTACGATGTCTTTAGCGTATCCAGCAGCCACCAAGTCTGAACGAGTCATGGTTGTTCTGTGGGCTACGAAACGAGCGTCTTTTAGGCTTTTGTCTCGCTTGGCGATCAAGAACTCCTCTGGAGGAACATTCTCGATACGGACACGACCTACATCCTTTTTCTTGCGAACCACAACATTGTAGGAAAGGATTGGCATACCCATTGGGTCTACACCAATCTCCTCGGTCTCTTGGCTAACCAACTCCATCGAGCCATCAGCAAACATCAGAGTTAATTCTTCTGCGTTAAGACCTTTGTATTCTTCTTTTGTAGGATCTTCTGCTTCTTCCCACCAGTATTTGACAATACCATTCTTCTGTAGAAGTGCATCCTTGAACCAATCGTGCATTAAGATAATGCCTGGATTGTCCTCAAAGAATACGAGGTTGCAGAGTTCGGTAGCTTGTTTAGCACCTTCTTCATCGCCTGGCATCCGAGGCTCAAAACGGACTAACTCATCGGAAGCGGTAAATACTCGGAGTAGTTGTGGCAATGCACCATCAACGACTTCGGCTACTTCGCCCGTAACGATCTGGCTACGACCTTCTACCTCATTACCATAAGGATAACGATTGTAGTAATTGATCGCCTTTGTCCGTTGTTCTACTGTCTCTGTCTCTACATAGCCGATTGCATCTTCGATCTCTGCTTCGACAATGACTTTTAGTTTCTGTTCATCCATTTATACGATCCATGAAGTTTTTACCGCAATTGGTTGCGACCAAGTAGTTGTTTGTTCCATGCCTAAAGCAAGATACCTAAAGGCATCACTTCCATGCGATGCCCAGTCGTGCAGAGGTTTATCGTAAAACACATTCCTCTTTTCGTCATACTCTCGCCTATAGTTTCTAAGGCAATCTAATCCCTGTTTAACCTGTGGCATATTAAACCAACAAGTCGGTAGCATCCTTCTGACTGCTTGAATGCCATCATCTACAGAAAGTCTTGGCAGAACCCGAACATCTAGTCCAGCTTCTCTCAACACTTCCAATCTGCTCTTACCTGTGCCTAACTCTCTTACCTCTACATCGTGCGGTAGGAGTTGCTCTGCTTTATGCCAGTTGTTCTCTTTTAGCCAGTTTACATACCAATCGAGTCCTTGACCATGATTTTCTACATAGTCCATGATTCGTTTCTCTTGCCCTGTCGCTTGGCATACCCACAAAGCAGTAGAGTCTCCCATCCCAAGATCCCATGCGACATAGGTCTGGCATAAATCATCTCGGTCTATATGGCACATCCGACCTTTTTCTTCTAGGTCGTTTAGTAACTTTCCGTAGTAACTGCCCTCTACTGCTGCGTTAAAACTACATTCAAACTCTTGGTTATATTTATCATCGCCCATTTCTTTTCGGGCTGCCCAGAGTTCTTTCTCATCTAATAGCTTTGTCTCACTCGCCTTAAACTGTAAAGCCGACCATCCTTCTTCTTGCCCTGCTCTGTCGAACAAGTCTTTGAAGTGATTGTTGCCTTTAGGAGTGCCGATAAACAAACACCATCCTTTGCGATCTGCTAGGGCTGGTCGGATGATCTCGTTCCAGATTTTAGGGTTCTGATCTCCGATCTCGTCTAAGACCACTCCATCGAAATACTGTCCTCGTAGGGAATCAGGGTTATCAGATCCGTATAACTGGATTCTTCTTCCGTAAAAATCAACTCTTAATTCCGCGATATTAGCTGTTGCATTGAGTGGTCTAGCAAAATGTGTCAGGTAATCCCATGCAACCCTCTTAGCCTGACTATATGTCGGTGCTATATACGCATAACGAGGATTTTGTCTCTCGTTTAGCATGGCATCCTTGATTAGCTCATTTAAGGCTGCGACTGTCTTTCCCATCCTGCGATGGGCTACAGCTACTACAAAGCGGTTGTTTTCTATCGCCTCGTGAATTTGGCTCTGAGGATCTCTAGGCTTGTAGGGGATGATTACTCGTTGTGTCTCATCCTCTAGTAGTTCTATTTCTCCCAAGCGACCACCAATTTGAGAGGTGTGTTATCTACACCACTTAGTTCTGTAGTGTTTACAGGCTTACCATCCATCCGATCCATTACTTCCTTAACAGCCCAAGCCTCACCAGCTTCTGCTGCTTTGATAAGTTTGTCTGCAATGTTGCGGAGTTTCTTTTTGTCCTCTTGGACTAAGGCTATGCGGATAGCATCATAAAAGAGCTTTCCCTTCCTAGCATTTTGATTGCCAGGCTGACCGCCTCCTTTATCACTCGATTCGAGTCCTAAATTTTTGTTTTCTGTAGAGTTTTCCATTCCATTCCCTATGGGTTGATGGTTGATGTGTTGTTATTCTACAACATTTAATGAACTGTGGGTCTTTTATCTATAAAGTAGATTTCATAGCACTTTAGCTGATTGGATAGGTCTATCAAGAATTTGTAGACTAACCTTAGTTCATCTGCTTTGTGCTGGAAACTGTCGAATCTTTTAGGGCAGTTCGCTAGTTCTACAACTGCGACATCAGTATCCAAGTAACCCCATCAACATATTACTTTGTCTGTTTCTTACTGCGTCAGACAGTTCTTGCCCACGAATCTCACCAATCTTTTGAGACCTTTTGATAGCTTGTTCTACAGCGATCTTTTCATCTTTGTAGATTGGAAACTTAATTCCTTGGCTATAAAGGCTTTGGACATTCTCTTTTATTTTGTCAAAGTCCTTATCTGGATCAAAGATTTTGCCACCATAAATGGTAGGCACATTGTAGAAACCTTCCCCAGGCAATCCCAAGTCTTTTGCTGTGTATGTTGCAGTTAGTTCTGTATGTGGCTCGTTTCTGCCTTCATCAAAAACTATTGGTCTTGTAACATCAATAGGAAAACCAGATTGATCTACATTTTGAGCAGGATAGTTATACAGCAATCCTTGTAGGATAGATGGGTCTAGTAAACCTTGCATATATCACCACTTAACCTTATCTGCCCAATACGCAGCACTCATCTTGCCTTTGGCGATGTTGCTTGCATGGCGAGCTTTGAATGACTTTCTACGAGCTTTATCTGACTTGCTTTCGCCTTCTTTAGCAGGGCTACCACTTACACCTTGCTGTCCAAATCGGATTGTTTTGACCTTATCACCTTCTTTAGCGACTACGACATGGCTTTTAGTGGGATGGTTTGGTGTGCGCTTGGGTTTATTAAATCCAGCAACTCCCAT